AGCTTCTTGGCTGTACCACTCAACGGTCGCTTTCTCGGTGCCGTCATCTAGTTCCCCGAATTCGACGCCAGCCCAGTAGACGAACAAGGGCTTAGTCTCTTTAGTCATTGCCATTTTCTATTTCTCTCCCAAGATTGATTTTGGTAGCCACGGGTAGGTCCCAACTGCACTCTTCGCAGTAGCGCAGTGCTTCCATCCCGTTCTTGCCCTGGAGTCGCCGTTGGTCTTCGACGTTTGTCCTACTGCCGCAGATCATGCAGAGCAGCACGTGGTATTTCTTCTGTAATAGGACTTGTTGGACGTTTGCGATCACGTCCATCGCTGGCAACTCTATTCGTTCCATGTCTATGCCTCGATTCCAGGTTGGTTCGATGCCAAGAAGGTCGGGTAATGGACCTTGTATGATGGCCGGGTGCCCGTTAGAGGTGGCATCATGTGTCCGCCGGCGAGGAGCCCTGCCTTTATGCGCTTACGCACATCATCGGGATCGGAGCCTATCTTTTTGGCGAACTCCTGGGCACTGAACCATTCTTGCTCAACAGCTGCTTCCATATTCACCCCCCTTGATAAGCAATTGTGTGACTAGCTCAGTATAAAAGCCATGCCCAGCCATGTCAAGCCATGAAAGTCATGTTTTGGGTGGTTTTAAGGGACCATCATTAAAAGGTCATTATTTGTATACTTACTCTCACAGAATCTGTTATCATTCCAAATGAAAATCCTCGCACCACCGGTGCAGGCGCTTGTGGGCTGCAACCCACTTGTGAAAAAGGTTTTCGCCGTTTCGGGGGTGCTGTCTCAGCACCCCTTTTATCTTTCCCTTCACACCTCCGCTTCAGGAGCCGGTACTTCTAGCAGCCAATCGAACTTCGGCACATACTCCGGGCACTTCGGGCATCGTGCCGTGGTCCATGCTAAATGGCTGAACCTGGTCGGCTGTTTACAGTGGGGGCAGTAGATTCTGATCCACCCTACCGACCGCTTGACTCTGGTGGCCTTCGTTACGTTAGTCATCAATACCTCTCAATTCCTTGCTGGTTTCTATGGCGAGGTGAAACAGTGCAATGTTGGATTTGTAATAACTTCTCGCAACAGCCTGAACCTCTAAGTCATCGGCATCCAGTGTGCCTATGAACCCTTCGACAATCGCTAGCAGCTTTGGAGCCGCCACCACTAGCTTGAGATTGGCGGCTTGTTCATCCGGGTCTAGCCAAGAGTACTCCAGGTCGGAGCTATGGAACGGGCGATGTTGCACAAACAGCAGTGCGCCGGTGCCGTCTGTGTGGTTGTCAGACCTGATATTTGGGCCAGTGATTTTCCACGGGCCAGGTGTATGTTCTGCCATCATTCCCCCTTATTAGTTCCAGGCTATCCATTCCTCTGGGTCATTGAGCCACATCTCGATGCCGGCCTCGACTGAGTCCGCATCTGCCCAGTCGGCATCTGCTCCCCACACGATGCCTAGCCGCCCCGCGTTTGGCAGCCAAAGGGCTTCCGCAGCCTCGCTGAATGGCTGTGCATCAGGGTGTGGGTAGATGGTGATGCAGTATGCCTGTAGGTCATCGTCGGCACACGCATCGACGATTTCGCGTAGGTCCAGTGATGTCACGCACTGGATGTTGATCTCGGTAGCTGTAAATTGTCGTTCGGAGTTGCTAGTCATCATTCCTCCTCTACCAGACGATAGTTTCTAGTACTTCAAGGATGCTGGAGAAATCCCTTTCTTCTCCAGCGTTCAGGGAACTCCGGAAACATACAGCTAGCTTGTCAGCAATGAGCGCACATCTTTCTAGTTCGGATGCTAACAATTCCTTATCATCCCAATCGTTTAGATTATAATTTTCTCCGGTCCATGCATAGGTTGAAGCTAGTTCTCCGATGTGGCCGGTAACCAACTCATCTATTCGCTTGAACTGTTCGTTGATGCTAACCATCACTTCTTTGCCCTCCGCCCTTTTTTAAATAACTCCCAAGATGGACCGCCTAATTTCTTGGATCAGGTAATTAGTCCGCGCCCATGTCATTTCTCTAGCCATCATTCACTCGGCTGATTGCCTCGTCCCATATGCACTGGACTATGTCCCTTTGTGCATCGGGTTCAACATAATCATTTTTGTAGCCAGAATCTTGCATAAAACTACGGTCATTACATAAGTCATTAATGTTTTGTGCAAGGTGGTCCTTGCCACCGTCTATGATCTCCTGTGGCGATGTACCAGGGTCTACCCACTGGTCAAATATGGACGATTGATAGCTCATCATTCCCCCTCTTTATTTTCGGATGCCTGAGTCCTACGTTTGGCTTTGGCGCGGAGGTAGTAGCAATGCTTCTTTCCGCAGAGTTTGGTGCCCAAATATCGGTCAGTCCATGTCTCGCCGCAGATCACGCATTGGCCCGGACCGCGCTTTCGTAGGTGGACGATGCCGACCGGCGCCTGGTTGCCTTCACTCGCCATGATTACACCCCCAACTTTAGCTGGCCCTGGAGTGAGGCCAGGGCTTTCATTACCCATGCCAGAGCCCTACCTTGGGCTGATAGCTCGGCGTTGACGTTGACCGTGTTTATCGTGGCCGAGAAGTCCCGCATCTTAGACATGCCCGTGTTCATCTGTTTATCCATGTCTTACTCTCCACCTTGGCAGTCTTCGCATATCTCTAATGACCGGCTATTGAGCATCGCTGACATCTGCGTGTCGATTATGGTGTTGCAGACCTTGCATCGGAACTCTGTATCGTCGTGGCAGTTATCGCAGGGGCAACCGCATGGCTGATCAGCGTTGTAGCAGCCGTGTTCTCCATCGACGCAATCGAATGCGGTACCGTTAGCCTTATCGATGGCTGCTTTAGCCTTGCCGATGGTGCAATCCGGGTGATGGGGCATATCGTCCCGTTGTTCCCAATCCGCGTCTAAATCCTCGCATGTCCAGCACCAGGTGGTGGAAAGACCGTCGGTCAGGTTTTCTAGAGCCGCCAGCAAGTCGGGCGCTGCGGCTATCAGCCGGGCATCGTTGGGTGTGGCTTGTTCGCATACCATGCCGTCGTCGTCTTCATCGTGGTCGGATGCGTCTCTAACGGTGCAGCTGATGCCGTCGTTCTCTGCTATGTACCATGTTGGCTTCATGTCTTACTCTCCCAAGTTTTGGTTTATGCCTGAGTCCTAATGTTGACTTATGAATCCACGCTAGACCACGCTCCAGATCACGTTGCGCTCCATGTCCATCACTGTCACGTTGCCGTGGTCTGATACGTGAACAATGATTGGGTTGTTTGGGTCGTTGTCGTCGTCCCAAAGTACAACCTCATCGCTTGCTGGTGTCTGTTTTACCCATTGTATTTCTTCATTGAGCCTGTCCATATCAGGCCAGAATCCAAAGTCTGCGCCGTCGCCTTCCAGCGTCCCAAAGTGGACAAACGGTGGGCAGGAATCCTCAAGCAAAAACCGTAATTCTTCCAGCGTTTCTTGTGTTTGTTCGTCATCTACTATTGCGTCAGGGTCTAGGTATATGCGTGCTGCTGAGACTGCCCTGGTTGCCATGTCTCCGCATCGTGCCTCTGCCTCGATTGCGAATGCTTTCAATAAATCCTGTGTCCTGAGTGTGCCTGTACTGATTGAGCCTAATTGAAATCGCAAGGTGTCTATGTTAGGCATGATCAAACTCCGTCAAATTAGATTTGCTATGCTGTATATATATTTAGGCGTGGACGGGTTAAATCTAGCGGTCTCCGCACCTCCAGCATTTAAGCGGTATACCATCTTTTGCCATGTGGTTATGTTTGGCGCAGAAATCTAGCGGCCAGGAGTTTGGAGTCATTAGGCTTGCTAGATTCCCGCAGTGATTCCCCTTGGAATCGAACTGGGCGCATTTTTGCTGTCGCGTGGTCGGATTCATGGTGTCTCCTTGCTGTCGTTCTGGGCTTGATTGCTGGTGTTGGTTTAGTTATCCGCTGACCGGGCGGCTCCGGATCGAAGCCGTCCCGTCAGAGATTAACGCATGGTTAGTCTTCCTCCTTTCCGTACTTGTCATCCAGGCACTTCTCGCACTCCGTAATGTAGGTAATGGGTGCCTTGTTGGGTGACTCTGCAATGTAGGCAAACCATCTGCCTGAGTCCACCATGCCCCAGCTGACCTTCTCCCTGCGTTTGCAGTCGGAGCATTGGGTGACCCATACCTGACTCTCCAACTGCTTGACGGTGTCCTGCCACGTTGGCTGCTCCCTCGGATCGTCGGCATCCCACAGGCCCAGGCCACCCCTGTACACCTGCTCTGCACCTTTTTCGTTGATCCTGATGTCGCCTATCTCTGGCATTAGTTATCTCCTACGATCCGTACCATCGGGGCGGGCCCGATCTGACGTGCGTTCTTTAGTCCTTCTTTGACCGACTCTACTGCCCGTAGTGCGGAGTCGGCGCCCTTGATCGCCTCGTTTAGATCGTAGCGGCTGGTCAAGGTAAACTCTTCGCCGTTTATGCCCCGCTCTACTGCTTGCTCGGCGACTAGCTTCAACCCAGCTATGCCCTCTCGGATATGGTCCAGTGTCGCCGGTACTTTGGTCAGCCCTTCCAGATTATGGATGAACTGGGATATCTCTCGGATCGTGATCGTGTCTGCCATGATTACACCTCGCTCTTTTCTTCGGTCAACGTAACGTCTAGTACTTCTGCGTCATCCCAGCTGGTGTTGGTAGGGTTAGCGCCTCCCAAATCATCATCCCCGTCCCACATGATGTGAACAGCCTCTTCCGGTGTACTAGCTTCGATCTCATATGTCTCGGTGACTAGGCTGGCGACCCTGACTTGGTATTTCATAATCCCCCTCTCAAATTTGGTCTAACTTTTTGATGCCTGGGCCCGTCTGGCGGCTAGCTGCACACCTGGCAGATGTCATCGTCGATATGATCCCGGCGCATGACGTGATCGCATTTGATGCATCGGGTTATGTCGTAGTCATCGCAGCACGTATCGCACAAGGTGTTGTGCATGGGTGTGTGTTGGGGTGATGGGTAGAATTCAGTGTCGGGCCTTGCCTTGCCGCAGCCCTCACACATGCCATCCGTTTCTAGCAGTATCTTTATGACTTCGCGCCCGTCGTCGCATGCCTGGTTGGCTAATTGGCTACCCTGGCATTCATTGCTAAACCATTTGGTCAACGTGTCATCATCCCAGGCTGGCCGGTATACTCTCAGGTCGTCTATGCCCCAGAGCGTCCCGTAACTACTGCCGCTGGCCTGTGGTAGGCGCTGCAGCTGGTAGATCACCTCTTGCATCTCTTCTAAACCTTCAAACTCACAATGTAAGGATTCATCATCGGTGTTTTCTAAGTCGCATTCCTGCGCGTGTTCGATCGAACATTGGATAAATAGAATGGCCTCGCGTATTGCTTGTGTGCTATCCATCTTCGGTACTCTCTCTCAAGTTTTAATATGCCTGTGTCCGTATCTTGGCTATAGTTCCAGCGTGTGCGATTTTCTATATCTTTCCCGTGGGCGTTGACTATTAGCCACGCCCACGGTTGTTGAATACTGATCGTTTCCATCAGTGAAGATAGAATCCGACGTTGCCGCGTGTCTTGATTGGGCAATATCCGCACGTCTTGCAATCTGGCATCTTGGATATGTGCCCTTTCTTGGGATTGCCCACGCAGTCACTTGGGCATTCTTTCGAGCATGCTTGCTCCAGACATGGCATGCCCTTGAATCTGTCATCGCCTATGATGTATCCAACCCGCCAATCAGCTGGCGGCATTGTCATAGTGGTGTCGCATGATGCGAATAGTTGCATATTGGGTATGGCGCGTAGTGTCTCAAGGTGTGGTAGTAGTTCCGCCACGTTCCAGCTGCGCGTGTATGCCCAGAATTTGGTATCGGGATTACTACGGACTACCTCGATTGCAAAGTGTATGTATTCCACGCTATCGAAATCACCGGACACGTGCCAGCGAAAGAGATCGCGCAGCTTTGAAGGTAGGTTGATTGTGCCTTGTGCGAATTTAGCCTGTAACTTGAAGCGTTGAAAGTTTCCTTTCATGGCGTAGCAGTCGATGCAAAAATCCGAGGCGCCCGGGCATGTTTCGCCCGCTTCACGATTGACAGTTGAGACGCCTTTCCCTAATTTATCGTTACCATTGTGCCCATATGTACCGCTGAAATTTTGTGCTATAGTTAATGTTGCCATTTGAAATACTCTCCCAAGTTTTTTAGTGGCGCCAATCCCGTAACTATTCGCAGTGGTTGCGGGATTATTTTTTTGCTTAGTAGCCTAACCAATACATAATGTTAGTTAGTTTGTAATTTTCTTTTTTTCCTAGCATTTCGTAAAAACTATATCCCGATGGTTCTAGTACTCCGTTATAAGTTGCAGTCTGTTCCGTTGGTGTAAAACCGTGATCCGCTATAATCTTTATGGCTCGCTTATGGCTGATAATTTTGTTGGCCATTTGAAATACTCTCCCAAGTGATTTTTTAGTGGTGCCAATCCCGTAACTATTCGCAGTAGTTACGGGATTATTTTATTGTTTCCAAAGTTAAAGATGGTATTGCCCGGAAGCATTGATGTCTAGCATGCCAGCTTGACTACGCACGAGATAACCATTGGCGCCAATCATCGCCTTAAGTAATGTGTCACCTTTTTTGATTGTCTTGCCGTCTTTTTTAGCAGTGACTAGATATCCGTTTTCAATCTTCTGTACGTCGCACAATGGCATAGTGCGTAAATCTTTTAGAATCCGCTGCATGTTCGGCTTGGTGATTATTTTGGTTTCCATGGTGTTCTCTCTTCGCTGTATTTAGACTGTATATACAGTATAGTAGGACATATATAGATTGTCAAGCTATATCGGGAGTCATTTTGGATATTCGATTGACTAAACACCGGCTCGGAATATAAGATGGGCGCAGCATACGAACTTGCACAATTGGTAGCGCCGTAATGGGTTGGGGACTTTAGACATTGGCGAATGTGTAGAGTGTGCGCACAAGTTCACCGATAGCACGCCCGGACATAGCCTAGTGCTATTGGCAATTGCGATAAATCCGGTAATGGTACAGTGGGCGAATTACGCCTATTGATTACTAGCTATCAAGCTAACTTGTATGCATTGGGTTCTATACTGCCAAAGTTACAAGTTAACAAGTTAACAAGTTCTCAAGTTAACAAGTTAACAAGTTAACAAGTTAACAACATCTGAAGGCTCAAAAATCGCCATGTTGAGCGTGTGAGACACGTAGCAGGCGAAAACTTTTAGCTAACCAAGGCATGGCAAGCCTTAGAAAATACACCAAAACAGGTGTTCTAAATTATGGCCAGTAAAATTAGGCGAGAAAATGGCGGACGGGGCGGACGTGACGGAGTGGCTGAAAATGTTGGTGGAATAGTACCAACTAAATCCGAGATATTTAAAAATACGACCGCTAAAAAACAAGCTTTTCTAACTGCCTATACCAAATGTGGGACAGTAACATCCGCTGCTAAATCGATCGGGATAAATCCCGCTACACCTTACGATTGGCTCAAACATAATACCGATGGATTCAAAGTTAGCTTTGAACAGGCAAAGCAAAGCTTTGCCGATAGCTTGGAATCTATAGCTTTCGAGCGTGTACAGACTAGGGATACCAATGATGTCCTATTGATTACTTTGTTGAATGCCCATAAACCGGATAAGTACCGACCAAACACACAAGCAACCAATGAACAAGCGACAGAGGTGATAGCAAAATTGACAAAGTTAACAAGGAAGTCAGTTGGTGGCCAGGAGGAGACAGTAGAGATAGCAGAGGTCAGAGGTAGTAGGTAGAGGGGGTAGGGCTTAGTAGTTTGTGTGTAGGAAGGTGGATACCCCTGCCAGAGTTTTTAGCTTAAAAGGCATGTTTGGTTACAAGTGGTTACCGGTGAGCGGGGCAGACGGGAGATAGGATACGGGAGAGTTCCTGGGGGGGATGGGGATTATGAAACTGACGCCAGAGGAGTGGGCAAAGGCATGGGAGAACATGGACCGGAAAGTTACGGGAGGAAGGGGTAGTTGTGTAGTAAGTGATGTGGGATTAGCTTGCGTTATTTGTGGTCATTTGAAGTTAGAGCAGAGGGGGCCGGCGATTTTGAGGGAGGGTTTATTTGAGCCGCTCGTACATCCGAGGATTTTGCCACCGGAGGAGTTTCACCGGGAGAACTTGGTCATATGTGATGAGTGCTGGGAGATGTGATGGTGGTTGGTTTAGTCACGCAGCATGATTGGGGAGAGACTTGGAGGCGTCGAGGGGAGTGTTTGGTTTGTGGTAAGTATTCTGTATTGGTTGCGAGTTGTCAGCGTTGTCGGAAGTGGGCGTGTGACAGAGATGACTGTACGAGGGTAATTAGGGAGGTAAGGTTATGCAGGGTACCGGCGGCGAGTATATGAGCCAGTGGGGTCACATGTATGGGTCCCCCTCGCCGTGTGGTCTTACTGGCATGGGTTTCTTATCTCCTGTAGGCCGGGTTGAAGGCCACACCCGTGGTTGTTCTCGGGGTTGCGAATATATGAAGACGCCTAGGCCCGGTCATTAGTTTGAGGGGGTAGGATTGAGGAAATTGTGATGGTGGGTGTGTGGAGTAAGGGGCGCCTGAGACTGGAGTGGGGACCAGTGAGGGTGTCTTTTTTTGTGTGTAATGACGTTAGCTGAGTTGATTGGGGTGTTAGAGGAGGAGAACCCGGAGGCTTTGTTGATGGAGCCTAGGGAGGAGTTTGATAGTTGCATTGTGGGGCTGGGGTATAGGTTCCATGATGGACCGCTTGCGATGTACTCGGTAGACAGGGTGCTTCGGGTGTTTATGGGGGAGGGGATGGACGAGGAAGAGGCGGAGGAGCATTTTAGTTATAACGTGATCGGTGGTTGGGTCGGGGAAGGGACGCCGATTTTTGTTAGGGACGATGAGATGCTATGCGACACACATGTCGCTAGTACGACACCGGTGTCGCATGCCGTGCCTGAGATTTGCAGGAATGGGGGTATTGATGGTAACTACGGTCCCTGATATCTACTTCGACCAGCGTTCCCAGGTGTTGTTCGACACCGTGGATTTTGTGCCGACCGGCCCTCAGAACGAGATATTGAAGGCCGATAAGCGGTTCGTGCTGGTGACGGGTGGTGAGCAGGCCGGGAAGTCGATGATGGCCAGCAAGTTCTTGCTGTATAGGTGGCTGGATGTTGCTACCCAGATAGAGCAGGGCGAGATCGAAGGGCCGGGACTGTTCTGGCTGGTGGCTGCGGACTACGAGCGGACCAGGGCCGAGTTCCAGTACCTGGTACAGGACTTCGCGACACTGGGTGTGCTGAAAGAAACGAGCAAACGGGTAGACCCCGGTCACATACTCCTAGCCGATGACACGCTGATAAAGACCAAATCGGCCCGTGACCCGAGGACCCTAGCGATGGAAGCCCCCCACGGCATCGTGGGTTGTGAGGCTTCACAGCTAGACCTGGAGACTTTCTACCGTCTAAGGAGTAGGTGCGCCCCAAAGAAGGCGTGGATGCTGCTCACAGGGACGATGGAAGGGTCTTTAGGGTGGTACCCGCAACTCAGACAGGCATGGGCGCACGGTGTAGGGGACGAGATAGCCTTCTCACTGCCCTCTTATACCAATACCCACCTCTATCCGGGGGGTAAGGATGACCCCGAGATACTGAGACTGAAGGAATTATCCTCCGATGACTTCTATATGGAGCGGATCGAAGGCATACCCATGCCGCCCAGAGGGCTGGTATTCCCCGAATTTCGGCCAGATATCCATGTAAAGGAGGTCAATTACGTTCCTGAAGAGCCCGTATACCTATGGATGGACCCCGGGTACGCCGGCGCCTACGCCATCGTGGTCGTTCAGGAGATAAGCGGGGTGGTACAGATAGTCGATGAGGTCTACGAGACGGGGCTGATCACCTCACAGATGATAGATGTCTGCAAGACCAGACCGTGGTGGAAGGATGTCCACGGCGGGGCCATAGATATCGCAGGGACCCAGCACCAGGCGATGGCAGCACCCGTAGAAGTGTGGTCGAGCGAAGGGGGGCTGTACCTGAACTCTAGAAGGGTTAGGATAAACGAGGGTATCGAGCGGATGAAGAGCTTTTTAAAGGTAGACCCGCTCATCAATGTACCTAAATTGGTGATACACCCCGAATGTCACGGGATATTGAGCGAATTCGGGGCCGCACCCAGCCCCCTAGACGGCCAGACAAGGGCATATAGGTGGAAGATGGACCGTGACGGGATGGTCGTGGGCGAAGAGCCTGATGATAGGAACAACCACGCCATAAAGGCGACCATATACGGCCTGGTAGACAGGTACGGGTTCGTACAGAGCCAGGACCGGCGGGTTATCAAGGTAAAAAGGTGGAGTTAGATGCCGACATGTACACCCGATGAGATCGCGGGGGCCGTAGAAGACCATGACCTAGCCACCAGACCGCTCCGCGACCGTATGGATAGGGACTACGAACTCTGGCGGTTAGAGAAATATGACGCCGGGGACGATTTCAAGTCGTTCACCAGTAACGCACCCCGGACCTACGCCCGGAAGGTGCAGTCGATCCTGGCCAGCGCCAGGCTGAACATACGTGTACCCCACGATGAGGGCTTTCGGGACGAGAGAGAGCGTAACGATAACAAGGAAAGGTTCGCTTACGGCCTCTTGAAGGCCAACGACGAGCGCCTGCTACGCACCAACGAGCAGAAGTTCCATGACCAGATGGCCTGGTGGATAGCCATGCGGGGCTGGTACGCCGGCAGGGCCGTACTTAACAAGAGAAAGAGCGATGACTCCACCTACGCCGATATCACACCGTGGGACCCGAGGCACGTCTACTGGTGTATGGGTTCCGAAGGGCTAGATTGGATATGCCACCGGGTGAGGAAGACTCGGAGTCAGCTTGAAAGTGAGTACAAGGTAGACCTCTCCGATCACGGCATGGACGCCGGCGAGACTATCGAGATATTCGATTACTATGACGAGGAGATAAACGCCGTCTGCACCCGGAACATGATGTTGAAGAAACCGTCCAAGCACGGTCTGACCAGGGTGCCAGCCTTCATCGGCGCCGTAGGACCCACCCCGATGGTGCAGTCCTACACCGCATCTGACCGGGTATGGTCAACCTCGGACGGCTACGCCGACTACGGTGAGTCCATCTTTCAGGACAACCGGGAGATATTCGAACACACAAACGAGATCATGTCGATCTATCTAGAACTGGTCAGCCGTACCAGACAGGGCGGCTACACCCTGACCAGCAGGGACGGTTCGAAGACACTAGACGAGAACCCGTTTGTCGAGGGATCAGAAGTACCACTAGCCGATGGCGATAGGTTAGAACTGTTGCCACTACCCGAAATGACCAAGGACGCAGCTGGCCTGTTGGCCTTGGTCACAGGCGAGAGCCAAAGGGGCGCACTACCCCACATCTTGTACGGCGAGACGCCCTTTAGCCTGTCCGGGTATGCGATGAACACCCTCAGGCAGAGTATCTTCGGTATCCTCCAGCCACTCCTGGTGGCGTTCCAGAACTGCTACGCCCAGACGCTGGACATACTGGTCGAGCATTACATCACCAACCGGTACGAGGTGATGGAACTGGCCGCCCACGATTCGAAGACGTATTTCTCCCAGATCATCACCCCTGAATCGATTGTGGGCCTGCCCTCTTACGAGATCGAAGTGATCCCGGACGTACCACAAGACGAGATGGCCAAGGTACAGATGGCCCAGATGATGCGTGACGGCCAGGTGCCGCTCTTCGCTGACCGGGACATCTTGGAACGGGTGATGGAGGTACAAGACACAGGCTCGGTACAGGACCGGATCAACGAGCAGATGGCCGAGCGGATGCTTCCTATGGCCCAGATATATAACCTCATGGTCGCGCTTGAGAATACTGGGCGTACCAACGAGGCTTCCATGTACTACGGTGAACTGCTGAAGTTGATGAGACAAGATATCCAGGGTGGCGGGACGGAATTGTCCCCTCTGCCGTTCAATCCTAATGCTCATACCAATGGGCAGGCGGCCCCACCCATCGACCCTCGGTTGTTCCCGCCTGGCGGGATGGGTACCCCACCACCTACTCCCTTTCCCCAGGCGGGTCCTAACGTACCACCGGGCAGCCCCAGACCGGGAGGACAAGGGACACCGGAAGATAGATTAGCTAATATCGGCCTGTTCGGCCCAGGAGGAGCATAAGGTGGCCTCTCCATTCCAACAGGTTATAACTGGGGTAAAGCTCCTCAATATCAGGTATTCCTCAAGGAGATAACAAGATGACGATAACAGTACAGGAATTCGATGCCATTGCTCAGGTGTCTGGTATAGGTGCGGCGTTTGAGGCAGCGGAGAAGGCTGGTGGTGTCACTGGTACCAGGACCCCATCCCCGGCTCCTCAATTTATTGACTATTACGGTGATTGGGATAAGGCACAAAGCGATATAGCGAAGGTCCAGGCAGAGGCAGCGGCGGTCCAGGCAAGCGCAGGCACGGATTGGATGGGTAGAGCGGCGGACCCTTCCCTCCAAGTTATCCCCTCATCTGTGACCGTTGATCCTCGCGAATCAGCGGCTATAACAGTAACAGAAGTACCTGCTCCTCCTTCTGTTTCACCTGCAGAGGGTGAACAAATACTTCAGGACGCGATACTGGTAAGAAACCAACAGATACTGGCAAGCAAACAACAGAACTGGATTGACTCATTCGGCAATCCTGGCCGTGAGAGTACCAAACGTAAGTTTGAGGAAATGAACTTCAGCGCCCTCCAGTCGTTGCTTGGCGATTCGGACTTCACGGCTTTCTTTCCAAGCGCGGAAACGGTCTATAACGATCGGAAAAGCGGTGGCATGGGGGATGTACCTTGGCAGGAGATAACTGAGAACTCAGAGCGCCGTATCTTACAACGGATACTCCAAGGTGGGTATACCGGTAGCTCCCCCGGCTACCAGTACTCCGGGGACTACGGTGCGCTAACGGCCTTCTTCAATGATATTAAAAGCTACCTTGAGGGAATCAATTCTGATAGCTCGGACGCCAATGTTTACGCGACTATGGACACATTTGTCCAAAATGCCACTGATGAGTTCAAGGAAGAATATCCGACCAGAGGCGCCAGAGGCGATATTCCGACGTTTGCTTTCCGCTATAACCAAAATCGGAATGTCTGGATAAATGAAGGCCGGCCTGTACGGCCTGGCGGTGATTCAACAGTTGACCCTAAGACCACACCTGACCCTAAGTCAGATGTTTCGACAAACGCCCCGGATAGTTGGCTTGAAGGCTCAACACAAGAAGACTGGGATCTCTTATCACAGGAAATGAAAGAAAAATTCTTTCGCGACTTCCCATCAGATACCGTTGACGATGGCGGATTTGGCGAGGATTGGATGGGGATGGCGCTGGATTGGCCGGGTACAACAGCAGATACCGTCGAACCAGATATTAGTGTGGATGATCCGATTGTCACACGCGACACCCCCGCCACCCCCGCCATCTTTTCGGGGATGCAGACTCAAGAGCAGTTTCCAGCAGATGTCTTTCGAAGGTTCTTATCAGAACAGGTATCACCATCAGGTGAACCACGGACCCTGTCTCCTTTTATGATGCGTGGCGCTCAAGAGTTGCGTCCACAACTCATGTCAGAGTATAATGCAAGCTTTTTTGATCCGCGTACTTGGAGTCCTGAGGGTCCCACTACCACCTTTGCCGATTGGCTCCGGGCAGGAGAACGACCTACAAGACAAGGTATGTTCGAAACCTTACGAAATATTGGGAACATAGTCTCTAGTGGTGATCCACAACTTGAACCTGGGTTGACTACGAATGAAAGATTGCGACGAGAAGCCATCAAAACCCAATTCGGAACCGATACAGCAGAATCAAGGGATTTGCTTTCAAATATGTTTTCCACGGCGGCTCTTCGCGGTGTAGCCCCTGCGTTCCGCTATCCGGTGCAGAGTGCAGCGCAGAATCTTTTCCAAAGCCAAAGGGCAGCACAGCCCGAAAAATCGTTCCTGTCCTTCTTAAATGAGAGGTTGTAATGACGACACAGAACCTTTATGGGACACCGTTCTTAGACGTGCTTGAGTACCAGCCTCAGGCTGCGTATTACGGTATGCTTGGTCGCCAGCCGAGGATGGGTGGTCGGCAAGAGCGGTACTTCCAGAACGAATTTCAGAATACCTATAACAAGTATTTGGGAAACCTTGCAAACCAGGTCATGTCCGGTGAGGCACCGACTCAGCGGTTCACCGATTACCTATCGCAACAGAACCCGATGGACCAGTACCGTTCTATGGCCCCTAGTTTACGGGGAGATTATGGTCGGACTGAGACATTCGCACCTTCGACAAGGTTCTTGTATAGATAATGCCTACACCAGAAGAGATCGAAGCCTGGAAGCGCCAGAATATTCCTAACTACCAGCCGACCGGACAGGCTCCGCCGCCGGCAGCTACTCCTGTTGTGCCGCAAGCGGAGTCCAGGTTGAGCCCGTGGGCTGAGCTTCGCAGGGACATAAAGCCTGTGACTAGCTTCTTGTCTGAAGTCGTAAAACCCAAGTTCAATATGCAGTATGGTGTGATACCCGGGATGACTCCATCGATAAGTAATGTCGATGTGCCGGGTATCACCCCTGTGACTAACTTCTTGTCTGAAGTCGTAAAACCCCAATTTTATATGCAGTATGGTGTGATACCCAATGTCGAAATCCCTGGTGTATCTCCTGCTTGGCGTACTGCCACCGATTACGTCACCAGACCGTTGGATATTGTGGCGGAAACCACGACTGGAATGATCGGGGCGCAAGAAGCTTTGCGAGACAAGCTTGGTATACCTAGCTATCTCTGGAACCCTGATGTGTTAAATATATCGTCGGACATTTTCACCAGACCTCAGACTGCCAATATGACACCGGGTGAACTGGCAGGCACATTGGTCGAGGACTTCCGGTCACGGCCTTGGTATCAACAACTAGGCTTGGGTGTAGCTACTGACCCCACCACACCATTGCCATTCGCACCTATCGCTAAAGCAGTAGGGAGAGCCAGAGCCCGGGCAGGGGGTGTTGGGCGTCCAAGCGCCGAAGTTCTTCGCGATGCTGACCGGTTTGCTACGCCTGATGTTATGCCTAGAGGCCGTCCTTGGGCTCCCAGTGTGTCTCCTGATGCTGCGGGTATACCAGACCCCGTGATACGCCCTTGGGATGTAGGCGCAGCTGCTGACAGGCCAATGCGTGCTTTGTCGCCAGGACAGGGACAGGCGCCAGTCGCGTTACCTCCAGGCCGCCCCCAGGTGGACCCTTCGATCATACCGGATGTCACCAGGCCGATGGTTGCACCGCAGACCCAGAGAGCGTTACCACCAGGTGGGGCTACTCTTAGAAGAGAGCCACAGTATTCTGATGCCCGTGCCCAGCAGTTTGTTACAGGGGAAGGAAATGACCCTGGTCGGTTCTTCAATGCTATAGACGAAAGAGGCCGAGTTTCGCCCGAAATTATGGAGTTGATAGATGAGGGCATCCTGGTTATTCGTAAAAATCCTGACGGCTCGGCACAGGGAGACCTTATTGCTGGGCCTAATGCTAGGAATGCTGACGGTGGTGTCATAGCACCAGAAGTAGGTCAACGAAGGTGGGACAAGCCAACGTCAGTTGTCTTCATTGACGTTGCCGCATCGAGGCGCCGTCTGGCCGAGCTTGCTTCTATGCCATCAAGACCGATGGGCGGCGATATCGCCCAACAGAGGGCAGGCGCCATCTCTGACCCGCGTGTCGAGAACTACGCACCGAGATTCCAAGGCCCGAGAGTGACACAAGGCGTTGAACAGCCGGCGGTCTTCTACCGTTCTACAGGAACCGCTGGTCAGCAACGGGTGATCACCTATAACGAGGCCCGACCAGGTGCGATGTTGTTAGAGGATACGGCTCGTACCGTTGCACGGGGTGGAGCGGTCGAAACCGTGGGTGTTAAGACCGGCTCAAACATCTTGCAGGAAGGAACCCGTGCGTTTCAGAGATTGGCAAGAAAAAGTGGCACTGGTGAGCGTGGGGCTGGTGAGTCGGTTGAAGACTTTGTGAAACGAGTAGCAAACTCGGCGAAGAACGAAAGATATGACATCGTCCGCTTCATACGTCAGCCTGGTGTGCATGCCGTCGTACTTAACGAAGATGCTCTGATCCGCAACTACACCGCTCCTAGGTCAGAGTATGACCTGTATAGACAGTTAGGTGTGATCATTGATGCCCCCAGAGCAGGGCAGCCGGCATTGATGCCGCCGCCAGGGTTACGTCCGGGTACGGCAGAGATAGTGGGCCGTCAGGACATAGGTACCATCATGGGTCAACGCCCTGGAGTCCAGCGGATCGCAGCTGAGAGGAACCCGACTGTCCCGTATGACGCCGTAGGCCGTGACGTTGGAGAAGCGAGGGCGCAGTTACGGGGTGAGGTAGCCGCAGCATCTGACACTGGTTCGCCAGTCTGGTCAGTGTCCCCGGACGGTCAGGTCTTCCAGGCCACTCGCGGCCCCGAGGCCCGGCCACCGACCGTTGCTTTTGAAGTGACACCTAACGGTGATGCGGTGA